CACGGCAATGACTCTAACATATGCTATACCAGCACTGATGGACATATCAAAAGGAACAGGTCCATTGAAATTAAAACTATCAGGAACGGTATATTGAACCTCAAATTCCCTCAGGTTTTTTATTCGACTCATTATGTTATCAAATTCTTTATTCATGGTATTCAATGAGATTCGCCATCTATAATATTATTATACATGATTTCTTTAACTGTGTCAACTCTTTCTTTGGAGTTTTTAGCTCCTAATATTACTATGGCATGTTTACGATTGTTTTGTTCTACCATAATTGCTACACAATATCCAGCAGGATTAGTAAATCCTGTTTTACTGACAATCACATTATCAAACTGAAAAAGAACTCGTCTATTGGTATTGTTTAATACAATTTTTCTGACTTTCTTTTTATATTTTGTTTCAATCAATGTGTGTTTTTTTACACTTATATTTTTTATCATATTATAGTTTGAAGCCTCTATAACCATATTCGCCACTTCATTTGCGGTACTAACATTATTACGACTTAATCCTGAAGGATCATCAAATTTAGTATTCGGCATGTTTAACATCATTGCACGTATATTCATATCTCTTATAAACTTTTCTCGACCACCAGGATAGTCTGATGCTAATGTTTCTGCCGCTGCGTTATCACTACGAATTAGCATAGCTTCAAACAATTCACCTCTAGTATAACTCTTGGGTGGCAAACTAGATTTTACTTTTCTGACCAATTTCAATTGTCTTTTCATATCTGTGTTATAGTCTAAAGCAACCATAGCTGTCATAAGTTTCGTAACACTCGCAATTGGTCTAGTATTATCAACATTCTCTCCAATTTTAGTTTTTTTCTCAGAAATATCAAAGTGAATTACTGAAGGATCTTCTCGCTTCGCATGAGAAAAGGTACAAATGGTCAATGCAATTATTGTTATTATTGTTCTAAGCATTTAATATTTTCCTTAATATTATCTTATTTTTTGTTTGATCTTTATTCAAGAAATCATTGTATTTCAAAACTTTCATTCTGTAAGATGGCCATATAATAGTATCTTCTATTTTTTCTTTCCACATAGGAAAAAAGTTTAATATAGAATTTAAAGTGCAGAGAGTTTCTATCTCAATCTCTTTTCTCATACACGATGTGAGTAATTTAGGATGAGAACCTTCATCAACTAATAACAAATCATTAGGATTTTCAATATTAGAAAATAATTTGACACAATCATTCTCGAAAACATATGAGAACGACTGTATCACCTTTTTTCTTTTCATATGCTGTATATCAGCATCATCATTTAACAAATCTCCAATCCAAAGTTTTTCATTGTTGACTAGATTAGAAACAATAAAAAAGACTAGGTCATCTTTTAAATTAAACTTTTTTGAAAGTTTAGTAAAGTGCCATTTGTCTTTTCTATTTTCAAAAGAACTCAAACTAACATTTGTTTTGCCATTATATTTAAAGTAATCATATGACTCCTGAGTAAAATGTAGTTTGAGAGCATTATATATTCCAAAAGCCTCATAACCAGTTATCATATTGGCAATCGATTACCTTTCACCTTCAATAAATTATTATTCATAGCTTCACTCTCAATCTTAGCTTTTAAATTTTGATTGATGAGTGAAGCGGCAACCTCAATTTCAAGACCAGTTTGCTTACAATGTTCTACTATAGCTTCAATGTAATTGTAATCCGTATTTGCAACTAGTGATTCTATAGTTTTAGCAAATTTAAGCATTTCATCTTTGGTCGGCATAAATTTCATACCTTACAAAGATTTTGTAAGTGGACATCCGGGTTGATAACAATCATGTCTAGCCATAATATCTAATGCAAAACCGCAAATACGACATTTTTCTGGTTGCGACATAAGTTTGTTCTCATCTTTACTCCATGACGATAGAGATTCAACTATGAAATCCATACTACTTGGACTTTTGTAAATATCTTCAGTAGATTCAATATGATCGTTCACTATATCAACCTCGCCATCAATATGGAAAGTACATCCTTTCAAAAAATAACCAAAGTTTTGTAGAACTTCATCTAATGACTCTGCATAGAATTCTGTAGAATTTTTCCAGTTAGAGTAATCATCTTCACATGTAAATGTATATTTCATTTTACGACCGTTTCATAAAGAGTTTCAAATTGTTCATGTACTGCAACTTCCTCATCATAATTTTGTTTATGATAAACTTTAACCATCTTGGCTACAAGTTTTTTAGGTAATTGAAGATCCTTTGCAATGTTAGTTGTTGCTTCTTTAATGTAATCTTTTTCTCCTTCCATACGTGTCAAAGAATTAGAACATTCTTTTAAAACACCTAGAAGTTTCTCGCGGTCAGCAGGATTACTAAGCGTATTTACTGATAGTTGTTGCACAGCCATAACAAAAATCTCCTATTTTATTTGTAACGTGTACCAGATGCTGCATGTGTGACGCAGATAATGTCATCACCCCTTGCATAGGAACAACGAACAGAAAGTGGATCGATTCCTTTTGAAATTGCATTTTCAATATTCGATGCCATCAATTTACGTTCATTCAATCCGTAAATACAAATAGCAATAATAGCTGAAATTACTATAACAGTTATAGAAAAGATTACAGCATAACTTTTGTTGTTTGATTCGTTACTCATTAAGTTCTCCATAGTTTAAGCGTTCCATTTCGTTTTGTTGTAAAAAATATGTCTACCAATGTAAGCTGTTCTTTTCATGTTAGGCCATCCAGGTGAAACATAATCCGCATGGTAAAAAAGAGCTCCTTTAGTTGGGTCTTTCATTTTATCGTGATTCAAATAAAAGTTTAAAGACAATTCAACAATCTCATTATACAATGAATTGTTACGTGTTGTCAAGCCCTGATTCTTTAAAATCGCCAATGGTTTGTCCTCACAATACCATGAAAACTGGCAAACAACATACCTATCAAATTGTGTTTTCTGTTTCACTACTTCACAATATGAATTAGGAAAACGTCCACTTTTCATTCTGTTCAAAGTGACAAATGCTACTGCAATTTGTCCCTCAGTGGGCTCTCTAGCGGATTCGAAATAAATGTTTTGCGCTAAACACTCAACTTCTTTTCTGGCATCTTTACTTAAATCACTAAGTTTGACATCCAACTTAGTGGGTATTGGTATTTGCGAAAAAGCAAATGCAAAGAAACTTAAAAATATAGCAAATAAAATACTAGTTAATACGGTTAAAAAACGCATATTTTCTCCTTGTTAGTTAGAGAGATGCCGAAGCATCTCTGTTCCCGTCAGGCAGACTTTTTGCTCTGTGTCTTTTCTGCTGTGATGTTAGAAACGAATCCATTCAAAGACTGTGCTTTGTTGATGATATCGTTTTCTGTGGGATAAGTTGGAAAGGCTGGATGTTCAGGTATTGCTTGTCCGTTTAACTTAGCGGACTCTACCTTTACTTGCCATTCATTGATTAGGCGATCTTTGCTAGAGTGATATTCTTCCAACAAAAGGTCTTTCGCCATTTTAAGAAGTTCAAGACGAATCTCGAACGGTGTAAGATTACTCATAATTGCTCCTGTGTGTTGTGTGTATATCGGCGAACCGATATATGTATTTAGTGTTTTTATTACTTAATGCGGTGGTTTTTTGGAACAAGTCCGGGTGATGCCACCAAACCCACAAGACTTATTTAGCGATTAGCAATGTACATTGTGATTTCAAATCCAAAACGCATATCTTGTGCAGTAGGTTTAGTCCACATAATTTTCTCCTTAGTTATAGACAGGTGTTTCTGTCTGTATTATCTATAGAAACAAGCATAAAAAATTTCTACTGATATTCATTAAATAAATCTAAAAAAATATGCAAGGTGATTGGGTGATAAGGACACCTTGCGAAACCTCATCTAGCATGTTTAAGCTGCTAGAGCGTAACTTTCATCGTTTGCAGTTACTATTTTTGCTTGATTTACAGTCATCGCCTACTGTGTTGCCTTCTCCGCTATCTCACCCTGTCGAAACCGGTCGAGCCCATCAGAAGAACTTTCTTCAATAAATTCGTGGAACCACCGCCAATATAGACTATGATTCCACAAATTTAAAGGAGGAAATCTATCGTTCCATTGATCCATAAAAATCCTTTTGGTGGACCCGGGGGGAATCGAACCCCCGTCCAAGATGCCTTCACCTTGAAGGGATTACAACAATTCTGTACATCATATCATAATATATATGACTTGTCAAGCTTTTATCGGCCGTAAGGTCTTATTTGTTGACCAATACCAATTATACATAAGATGTTTTCTGTATGTTTCTCTACCAATGACCAGGTGCCTGTATTTGGATTAACAAACATGATCGTTGGATAAGAATTAACACTTTCACCATTTTCATCATTTGTTCTTCGATGTGAGATCATATGCATCATTGGTTTTTCACCATATTCATCTAATGAAGAATATACTACTTCAGCCCTCACACAAACCATTTTGCTTTGTAACAAAGTGAAGTCTTGTTCCTCACTTGTATCGTTACCAACTGCCAGAACTGGAAATAGTAGCAATGGTAGAAGAATCTTTTTCATTTGTCCAATACCTTTCAATATAAGATTGGAGTTCTTCCATGTATTTAGACTTTTCTCTGATGAAAATCTGAGGTGTACCTTCTTCATTAGCTATTGCCACCACGATTTGTTCTATAGGTATATTGGTTCTTTCTTCGAACATAACAGCATAAGCCGTACATTGCACAAAATAATTCTGTATCCATTCTTCTTTCTTTTCTTTTCTGGAATTCTTATAATCTATTATTGATACTTTATTATTCCAAGAAGCCACACAATCGGTTCTTCCAGCTAACTTCAAGACATCACTATACAGAGGTAATTCTAAACCAAAAACATCTCCAATGTTTCGATCTATATGCGGTCTTAATTGCATGAAGAAATCCTTTATATCAGGCATCATCATGCGAATTTTAAAATCGCTTAGTTCATTTAGTAAATACTTCTCACAAACTTCGTGTAATTTAGTGCCTCTATCTGATGACTTTTTAGTTATTTTGTTGGCTTCTTTCTCACCAATTCTTTGACGCCATTCTTCTAAGTGTGTTTTATCTGTAGAATGAGATAAAACGGTGGTAATTGAAGGGTAGAAATTACCTCCTGGTGTTTTATATACTCTACCCTTCTCTGTAGTTGTGGATTCTAATTCATAATCTAATCCATCTATTTTCACATGATTGAAATTCATTAAACTTTATGTTAGTACAAACTTTCCTGTGTTAGTATTGTTGTTTATTAATTGTGTTTCCCGTTTATCAGAAAACCATCTATCAAGATCATCAAGTAACTCCCTTCTTCCTAAATTACCTCTTATGTGTTGTCTCAGAATAGGAATTTTAGTGCGAGTGTCCTTTCTTTTTGCCATAGTCTCTCCTTTACAAAAGAAAGTTAGCATAATATAGAACCTTCTCAAATTATTTGTTTTTCCATTTTTCTACAATCTGATCTGTTTTAACTTGTTTAATTGACCTTCTACCATGTTGTCTACCAACTTTACTATTTGGATGTGCTTCTGCTACTTTAGATAAAACTTCTTTCCAAGTATCATCAGTTTTGGAATGAATATCGCCGACCATACTGGCTATGCCAAATGTGGTCAGCACCTGTCGAATGTGAGGATTTTTTTGTAGGAGTTCTTCTTTAGATGATATACTTAAGAAATCATCAAATTCTTCTCCAGTTTCAATATTTTGAAATCTATACGTGGGCATTATTATCAATCGCATCGATATACCAAATGGGAGGTTGTCGCTTAGTCCATTTAGCAAAATGGTTTTTCTTTTCCAAATAGTATTTATGATAAGAAGCCAAAGAATTGCCGGCAATCTTACATTCATCTGGCATAGCGGGTGTTGGATCAGTAAAATTACCTTCAGGTATATTATTTGGTAAAGCAACCAAAGCATTTTTCATTCTAGTTTCTACTGAATGAATTTTTCCATAACGATATGTATATTCTGCACACAAATAGTCCCACATTTGATATAACCAAGTGTAGTTACTGTCACTTTGTCTAACCCAGACACCTGATGGATGAGAAACATGAGAAGCTTTCATCATTACAACTTCACGTTTATCATCTAATCGCCAGCGTTTTATTTTACGATTGTTCGCAGTCAAATCATAATATTCTTGACCATCTAAAACACGGTGTGCAGTTGACATGAGTTGTGAATACTCAATAATCATTTTTACCACATGTTTATCGAGGTGCATTTCTGCACACTCTTTAGGATTTTTGCTGAGATAAAAGATGTTCATTTTGCTTTCTCAATTCATAGTGTTCACGGGTAAAAGTTTCAAAAAGTTCGAAACATTTTTCACCACGCATCTGAATTATATGTTTTAAACCTGTCAATGTATTAGCAATATCATCGATTGAAGGATTTTTCTCCATTACATTTTCATAAAGAAGTTGAATATCTTCATCAGTTCCCCATAAACGAATAATAGCTTGTTCTAAGTCAAATTGTGTCATTACCAGCTCCCATCACTAATATAAATGGTTATGTGTAAAAATAAAAATGCAATAATATATGTGTAATCATCCCAAGGGTCCATTTGTTTGTAAAACTTGGGAAAATAGTGCCAATGAAGTGGATTTAAAGGTACACTTACAGTGGCACCACTATGCTGTATATATTTTAAAATCTTCATTGTTGTTTCATATTTTCAATCGATTCTTCAAGTTCTTTGAATGCTCTAGAAGCTTCAATTTTAGCTGATAGTTTTTTATTCTTTTTGATTTCGGAAACTAACAGTCGATTAGACTGATCGGCATTATATTTAAGTTTTACAAATGCACGATATCCATCTTTCTCATGTACAACTTTAAAATGAGTTCTTTGTACACCAATTAGATTAACTTTAGAAACAATCATTTTAGTTGTACGATTAATTTCTTGTATAGTTGATGAATCGACTTCACCGATTTCTGTAACATAGTCTTTGAACATCGCATCAACATGTGATGAAAACTGTGAGGCTAATTCACGTTTAGCTGACAACATTGATTTATCAACCGCGAATTGAAAGTTCTGAGAGTATTCAGAAGCGATAGCATAAAGAGCTGTATCATCTTTTGATGGCTTCTCATTATACCAATCTGGATATCTAACCTCTGATTGTTGACTGCCTCCACCAAACTCAGGCGCTTTAAACTCCATACCAGTTTGGTATTTAATAGAACTACAGGCAGTCATCGATAACACTAGTGGAATAAGAATATACTTTTTCATATTAGTTTCCTGATTTAGAAATAGAACGAACTACTGAAGGTGGTACATCGCTAGAAATTATAACTTGTTTTGAACTTTTAAAATTTACTTCTTCACTTTTTTTACTTACTGTAACATATCGATAAATGGTTTTTTTGAATTTTGAATCCAAAGAATTCACCATATTTGAAAATTCGAAATAATTTAAAGTTTTTTTATCAATAAGTTTTTCTTTAGAAAAGATAAAAACTAAAAGTTCTTTAGACTGAAAAGAATTTCTAGGTAATTTTAATTTAATTTTTTCATTTTCATTTTTAAGTTTTATCTCATTGTTTAATCTACTTAATGGCAATTCATATACTTTTTCATATAAGTCGTTTCTAAAATTGTAAATAGAAACATGTCCTTTAGTATTAGAAACAAATGAGAAATCTAATTCTTCATTTTCAAAATAATCGAATTTTCCCGAAATATTAAACTTTGTTCTATTGTCATTCCTTTCAACTACAGTATCGATGATAACTCTGCAAACTTTTTTACCAAAATCTTGATAAACTTTAACATCTTTATTCGAAATATGTTTTATTTTACCAAACATTTGTGTATAAGTTTCAACATCAATCGAACACTTCGTTTCACTTACACAATTCTCTTTTGTAAATGATTCGATTTCTTCACCAAAAACCCGTTGTAAAGCATCTTGTTTAGATTTTTGAAAGGCATATTCACAAGCAGTATTTTCTGCTGTTTCTGGACCAAAGTAAAATTCTCCTACTCCAGTAGCTACATTTGCATAACATAATGAAGGGAAAATTAACGAAAAAAGTAATTTTTTTTTCATAAAACTTGGGGGCACGGCGAGTATCTCCCGATAGTCTGTTGTTGTTTAAAAGTAAGCACGCCTGCCACTTCCCCATAACTTAATTAGTCGATAATACTATCACGAATTTCATTAACGAGATCATTCACTTCAGGATCAAATGAATCATTCATAATTTCTTCAACTACTGGTACATCGAACTGAGTTTGAACTGGTTTAGAGTTCAAATCTTTTAGTTTAGTAACAGGTTTAGCAGTTTTAACTTTAGGTGTTTTTGCTTTCACCACTTTTGTTTTCGCAACAGGTTTAGCTGCGGCTTTTGCACCACCACGGGTGATTTTTTGTGCTTGACCAGGTACGAAATTTGCGGCGGTTACGCCAGCAGATTTCATATATTGTTTCACTTCACTTACGTTGGTGATTTGATAAGCCGTCACTTTGCGGCCATCTTTAATAGCCTTCACAACACCGTTAGCAAAGGTTTTGATATGCCAAATGTATGTCGAAAGACGATACATGTGAATTTCTTTACCTAGTGTTGCCTCGATTTCATCAATCGTTACAGGCTTACCGCTAATCATCACGGTGAGCAATTTCTCGAAAGGTTTTAGTTTAACAGCTTTCACAGGTTTAGTTTTTGCCATGATAAAATACTCCTATTTCATTAAATGAGATTATAGTATACCACAAGTCGCACATTTTGGCAAGCGATATGTGGATGTTTGCCGATCAAGAAACATAATCCTCAGAACAGAATTCGGCAAAGTCTGTCCAAGACCCATTAAAAAGTACGTTATTTTCTTTTGAATACCCCGAATAAACAATAACTTTATCCTCAAAAACATGGTACTCATATTCTTGCCAAGAGTCTTGGTCTAGATCGGTGGAAAATAAATAAAATCCTCCTGCAGCTTCTTTAAAGGCTGCCACCATTTGTGCAGCAAGACAACCCATACCATTAAAAAGTTTTTCGTTTGATCCTAAAGGAATTCCATTTACGAGTTTACCATCGAAAAGAAATTCAGCAAGTTCTTGCCCATGACCTGAAGGGTAACCATCAAATTGACGATACATGCAAACTACTGGAGTTTTTCCGTCATAAACAAAAGTAAGCGAACGAGTACCCATTAGTTATATCCTCTTTCATAGTTTTGAACATCGAGCATGTCAGCTTCAAGCACAGCATCTTGATAATTATTTGCTCCGAGCTGAATCACTTCACCTTCAGAATAACAAGCAACATAACATTCTGAAACGGAATCATATTCCACACTAAGTAGAAAATTCATTTTAGTATTCCTCTCCATAATAACCATAATCTTCATCAGTGCCAAATCCAGCAGATGCCATGGCAGAATCAAAATCGCCGTCCATGGAATCATCAAACTGTTTCATCATTTCTTCATAAATGAGTTCAACATCACCAACAGGAACATTATACTTTTCAGCAATTTGTGCCCAAGTCAATTCTCCAAAAGAAAGTTCTTCTTCAATCATAATGACGATATTCATATTAAGCAGCTTTCAACATAAAAGTAGGATATTTTACAAAGCCGGTCGTATCTTTTTTCGCTTTACCTTTTGCGTACAAACCGACCACAACACCTTTCGGATCAATAAAGCGCAAATCACTGTCATCGCCATTATATACGGGGCGACCCATATATTCATCAGGCATCGATTCTGTTTTTTTCAACCCGAACACCACAGCTACATTATAACCTTGCTCGATAGCTTTTGCTACATCAGCATCATTACCATCAGCAGCAGAAAATGTCAAGTGATAATTTTCAATATTTTGAATTTTACGACCAAGAATCTTGGTGTAATCATAAAATTGGACTTCAGGAAAAGCCGCAAAGATATTGCGATACAGTTTGCCTGCACGGACTACCTCATATTTTTCCCACGCGAGGTCGCTAGTACCATTCAAGCGGAATACAGGAATCAAATTAAGTTTAGCCGATTGTTTAATGGCTTTTTCAATATCTTTTACTAACCACTCAAAGAAGCCGTTACGCTCTTCGAAAAAGAATTGGGTTTTGCGAATTCGAGCTTGTTGAATAACATTAGTCGTTTCGCCTTTTTTGAACATACCGCCTCGACCAGCTGTATTCAAGCAAGCAGCAGTACACCCAGCGGTACGCTTAGGACATGTTTCAAAACCAGAAACATTTGCTGGTGCTAAATGAAGAATATAGGTATTATAACCTTGTTTCATTCCTTTTAACACTTTTGGGTTACCAGTAGAAAGAAGTTTCATAATTTATATCTCACTCAATCAACAAGACCAATTATACAGGAGCCACGGAGGAAGGCAAGCATTATTTTTGTTATCAAAATAGAAATATTGTCATCTTCGCATCGTCGCCTGATCTTTAGCTTCTTCGTCCGTGAACACAGGAACCGCGTTGGACTTGTGGAGGGTGCCAATTCCCTTCATCGCTGTACCAGTGTACTGGGTCACCTTGTCCTTGCGATTCCAGTTCGCCAGGCCGCCTCCAGAATCGACCGATTTTATATCGTAAGGGTTACGACCTTCTGGAATTGTCAATTTTGGAAACCTTGTCGATTTGACAATTTTCTTTTTGACAACTACTGGTTTTGCATGTTTATTAACTATTTTGTTCCAAGAATCTTGAAGCTCACGCTCTTTTGCGGTGAGCTTTTTCTTTTTCTTGGATTTTTGATAAGTGTAAATTATCATTAGCAGACAGGATCTTGCACTTCAATTTCAGAAATTAATTTATCTTGAATCGCAAAATTTAAATAATCGGATAAACGATTTGCATTTTCAGAATCAGAAATAAGTTCAGCCAGTAGTTTTAATTGCGCTGGTGTCATTTTCGAAATATTATCGGCAGCAGCGACAACGATAAAAGTATTCAAATTTCCCATTACACAGCTCCAGTCCAACGAACACGGTCAAAGGTTTTTTCAATCACATTGCCTCGAGCAAAATTACGAGCAGGAGCATTCCACGAAGCAGCCATCAAAATGTCGCCTTTTTTAAATTTAGCGTCATCTTTCAAGCAAATGAAAGAATGTACAGAACAACCGCCTTTTCTATCTTTAAAAACTTTGATATATTTTGAACCGGCGCTATATGTTAAACCATCACAAAAATCCTGGTACATTTCTTCCTGAATAGTATTACCAGGCGTCACCATAGTCAAATAGTCAGCTTTGATAGCTTCCAGATATGCATCTAAATTCGTTATCATTTTCTTAACCTTATCAATCACTCAACAGGATCAATTATACAGGAATAGGTAATAATGTCAAGCGGTTTGTTGTTGTTTTTCTGCAACAGCCTTAACATGTGAACAAGTTCTACGATACCCGAACCCTGTACAGTTGCAATTATAGAAACTTCCTGGAATGTTATAAGAAACGTAATATTCTTTACCTTTTGATAAGACTTTGAAATTACGTATATTTGCAGATTTGACAAGTTGCGGTTTTTGCAACTTGTTTTCTTTTTGATAATCTTTTGGTATCAAATTGGAAAGTTCTTTATTGACAACTTCGATAAACTTTCGATAACGCTTATCAAAATCCCAACCATTTTTCAATTTGACAATATCACCAGTTTCGCCATTTGCAAAAGCGATAACTTTATTTTTCGGACTTATCAAATATATATGATTGCAAACTTGATAATTGCAATCTGACCAGTCCGTTATTTCTTTGAGAATTTTAAACATGCTTGGATTGTGTCACAAATCCTAGCATTTGTCAATAGGTGTTGTATTTTTACAACATTAACCCTTTAACAACTGTTGTCCAGATTCTCTTTCCGATTCTTCGAATTCGGCTAATTTTAATCTATTCAATTGATCTTGAAGAATTTTTTTGTCGCCTTGAAAATTAGCGATTGTTACTTCAAGTTCTTTTATTTGTTTTTCTAAGATTTCTTTATAAGACATAACTATCCTTATCTTCTTTCATTAAACGATAAAAACTTTTATCATGGTGTCTACTTTTTTCCTGTTTAGCTTTCTCACGATCTTGATTTTTTCTAAACTTAGTTTTTTGAGTTTTTTGATATTTTTGACCACCGTGAATCATCTTGTTTTTTTCCTCCTTAAAAAACATTGTCTGCTATGCCAAGTTCTAAAAGTTCCTCTGTCGTAAACCAAACATCACTTGGCGGAATAAGTTTAGTCTTAATTGTACGAGTGTCTAGTCCTGTACAACTCTTTAACAGAGATAACATTCTTTGATTTACTAAATCATTTTCTTTTGCAGCTGATTTTAGATCGTGATATTTTCCATCAAACCCGTTTGAGAATTGATGGCACATAACAGATGAAGATTTACTAATATACCTCTCACCTTTATGTCCTGCTGCAAAAATTAAAAATGCTGATGAACAAACTGATCCTAGGCCGACCGTCTTTATTTTTTTCTTAGACTTTTTCATAATTTCAATTAGTGCAAAAGCATCCTCTAAACTTCCACCATTTGAATTTATATAAAGTATTAAGTCGTTATTTCCTGGTATTAAATTTTCGTACATGATCCATTTGATCGTTTCTAATGTATTGTGTTCGTCAATATTACCATTTAAAAAATGTACATGATTCTTTAATAAGACTAAACCAATCTCATCTGAAGTAGTTGAAAAGTCAAGATTTTTTTCTGCCATTTTTTTCCCAATTATATGCAGTTTTCACGATAGATGAAATGTCATGTTTAGGATCATAGTTTAATATTTTTTTAGCTAAATTGATATTTGAGACTAATTTTGGTGGGTCACCCGCACGGCGCGGATGATATTCTTTGAATACTTTTTGATTTGTATTTTTTTCAACTGCATCTATAACTTCCAATACTGAGTAACCTGTTCCTGTACCTAAATTTAGTACATGAGATTTTTTTTCGGATAACAAATATTTTGCTGCGTCAACATGCACCTTCGCAACGTCAGATACATGTACATAATCCCTCACGCAAGTACCATCTTCAGTTTCATAATCCGAACCATATATTTCAAAACTATTTAGATTTTGTAGAATTTTAGGAATCAGATGAGTTTCTGGTTCGTGATTCTCACCTATATCTCCTTCTTCATCAGCACCAGCTAAATTGAAGTATCGAAAAATTATGTAATTAAACCTGGATTGTTTTATAGCCAATTCTGATGCATATTTACTACCAGCATAAGGATTGTTTAAAGGATTTAACTCATCTTCTTCAATTAGTGGATCATCTTTTGATTGATACAATCCGGCAGTTGAAGAATAAATGATATTTTCACATCCATATTTTTTCATCAAAAGTAATAGTGTACAAGTTCCACCAGTATTTGTATGGTAGTAATAAGTTGGTTTATTTACCGATTCACCTACTTCTATTTCACCAGCGAAGTGAAACACTATGTCAAAATTGTTTTTTTTCCAAAAAAAATGATTCATCTTTTCATAGTCACAAATATCAACTTGTGCAAAATGATCATAATACTTATGATTAGGTTCTTTTAAATCAAGTATCGTAACATTCCAGTTCTCATGTTTCAACATTTTACAAACGTGAGAACCTAGATATCCTGAACCTCCTGTAACAAGTACTTTAGGTCTAGAAAACATATTACGCAACGATTCGAATGCCAGGTCCAATTTCATCAATAGTTTTAGTTCTATAAAGCCAAGGATAGTTTTTATTATACTTTTCCTCAGTAACTTTGTTTCCTTTTTCAAAGAATTCTAAGTTTACTGAATTCTCATTACCATCAAGTCTATAACACAACGAATACTGGTTTGAACATTCAAATTTAGGAAAATTTCTTTTTAGATGGGTGAAAAATTGCCTATCGGCACCCCACTGGCCATACCAGGCGTGGCCAATAGCAACAGCAACGTCACGCCTAACAGCAAAACTTGAGGTATCAATATGAAATACTTCATCATTAAAATAAACAGGCCATTTGCCAAGCGATTCACAATTGTCCTCACAGAGATATTCTCCTTCTTTGTTGTAAATTTTTCTTAACGAATAAGCCCACTGGTTTCCTTCTTGAAGTACCTTAACCAATTCCTCAATGTGATTAGGCTCAATCCAATTATCTTCATCGAGGTAACATATAACATCAGCATTGACAAGAAAACTACATGCAGCATATACACGATGCCCATACCAACCTTTTCCCACATTTTCTTCAAGGCGGACTGTTTTGACCTTTGTCGCACCCTCAAGTTGATGCCAAATTTTATTACCATACTCTTTTTCACCATCAAGAAAAATATAATGTGTCAAATTTTCATATGTTTGTTCATCAACAGATTGAATACATTGACTTAATGTTTCAGATCCAATCGTTGGAGTTACAACAGCTACCTTCATTTATTTCCTCTCAATATCTTCTTCATTGCACTCCTCACCATATTGTATTTCAACTATTCTACACGGAGTTTCATACGGATTACAAAGTTGATGCCACTCACCCAATGGCACAAAATATGTATCGTGTTTAAATAAAATTTTTGTAGGCATGTCATATCCACCAGGCAACATACTTTTAACGTCACATTGCCCTTCAGTAACGACCCAATATTCCCGTCGTTTTTTATGTCTTTGCATACTTAACTTCTGTCCAGGATTTACAGTTAGTTCTTTAACTTTAGTTCCAGGAACTTCATGTAAAACTCTATAGTAACCCCAAGGTCTTTCTGTTTTGGGTGATTTCCATTCGTTTAGAATCCAACTACTTGAATTTTTCTTGTCCTCACCACCAACACCAAAAACAAAAGAAACATCAGATACCTTCATCTCAGGTATATTTTCTTTTGTTCTATCACCACCATTAGCAAATATAATTTCATATTTACCAAAAGTCCAATAATAATCTTTTATTCGTTCCAGTAACTCACATGCAGTATCATCAGAGTCATCAAACTCCCAAACAGCATCAACCCATTTAATAGATTCTAAGACTTTTTTTCTTTCTTGTAGAGGCATGAATTCTTTGCCTTTTTTGCGGCGAAGCCAATCATCAGAATTCACACCAACAATTAGCATGTCACCCAAAGCAGAAGCCTTCTTTAAGAGTTCAATATGTCCAGAGTGAACGGGATCAAAACCACCAGACACTACAACAATTTTCATTTACGCCTCAAAAGGTAAATCTGGATAAACTTCTTTGATGAATTTTTTGGTTAAAAATTTGATCTTTAAATCTTTTTTCAACATTCGCACATAAAGATCCGCTTCATCTTTGTGTAAAGTTTCTAAGAGAATTAATAGTAGTTCAGTTTGTTTTTTTGGTTTTAGTCCATTAGCCCTTTTGGGATGACCAACAATAAATCTGTAGGTTCTTTCTAACTCAGAATCAAGATATGCATTATTTAATCCGGCTGGATCCAATGAAGGTTTGTATTCAGGTATTTCTACATCAAATACAATATTTGGATTAAAAACATAATTAAAAAATTCTTTAAACGTTGGATGTTCAAATCTTTTTAATACATCAATTTTTTCTTTTTTTGTTGGAGCCTTCTCAAACATATCAAGAATCTCCGAATAAAGATATTCCATTTTAGTCCTTAAAATTCGTCAATCACTTCAATCAGGTTTTTAAGACGATTGGAGATCATGTAGTTCATAAATTCATTTTTACTTTTCGGTTTCACACTATCATATCTATCTAAAATTTTCTCAACAAGACTTTCTGGTATTTTAGTTAAATCGATTAACATTTCATTACGATTATAGTTGCGGAACATTTCTTCATTACAAAAATCTTTCGCTTCTTGGTTCAACCAATTTATAATTTTTGCTTCTGTTATTGGTTTTTGCCTGCCGCCTGTAGTGAATACATCATCTTTAGAAAGAATATTCGGAATACCATCACCCTTATCACCACGAATAATTAGTTGTTTGAGTTGAAGAAGTGGTAAAGGTTCTTTAATGTATTTTTTAAGAATTGGAGAATACTGTTCAACATTTGGAAATCTTTGCAGTTGAGCAAAGTCTTTATCCGAAGAAAGTATCATGACGTTTTGTGTTGAAGAATGTTTCATCGTCAAAACAGCAATAATATCATCCGCCTCACAAGTATCAACATCGATAACTTTATAAGGCGAATGATCTTTTAATTCCTGTTTAATTTTACCTAGAACTTCAAAAATAGAAGTCCAGTCATGACCCGAGGCATCTCGACTTTTCTTCCTTGAAGCTTTATATTCTGGAAATATATCACGGCGCCAGTAGTTTTTATTATCACAAGCAATAATAACTTCTGGTCCGTATTTTTCTTTAAACTTTTTTACATAGGTACGAATCACATTTAGAATCATGTGTCGTACCAAATCTTCTTCAACAGGTTTTTTAGAAGAACCGATTTGTTCCATTAGTGACGAAATTGCCACTTGATTGTAATCAAAGATAATCATTTTGTTTTTCAATTAGTTTGTGAAGTATTTAGTCAATCTCCACATACTTTAGTTTAAAAGTATCGGCACGTTCTTCGTAACCATCGTACCCTCTAGGATTACATACAACTCTTGTCGTACCAATCATATAGTCAAAATCCTCATGGGTATGTCCATGAGTCCATAATTTGATCTGCCTACGATCTAGAATAAAGTTATCCAGATTAGTACTGTATGCGCCATTCATTATAACTTCTTTTTTATAACGTGGATGTGTACTTGCCTTACTTGGTGCATGATGTCCAACAACTACAAACTGATGATTTGGATATAAACCAAGAGCAAGATCAAGTCCTTTTAAAAATTCTTTATGGTCGATCACAGTATCTTCTGGAGTAAACTGAGCAGTTTTTTCTTTAAAAATAAAACTTTCTTTATTATTTTCATCGAAAACTGGCACACGATATTGAACCATCTTTGAAGAATTATCTACTCCTCTATAGTCATTCATACAGTAAGCCATTTCTCGCATTGTTCTTGGATCTTCATTATTCATATCAGTCCATAATGTACCACCATAAAAAAAGACACCGTTGATATTGATCCAATCTTTATCTAGAAAATAAAAATTTTTCAAATCACCAAATGTTCCTTTAATAAGTTTATCACTTTCGGCAAAATCACCGTGATAGTGTTCATGATTTCCCATGATATAAATTACAAAAGGAAATCTTTCGCAACAACGATTGATAAAATTTATATATCTTTCAGCACGTAAAGACAATGTTTCTGTCACTTTAACAATCGGTGATCCTGCACCTTTTAAATCTTCTGCAACGAGAATATCTCCACCAAGAATCAAAACGTCAGCACCTTCATCATTGTGAAGGTCTAAGTCTCCAAATTCTAGGTGAAGATCACTGCAAACTGCAATTTTCATTTTACTATCCTTAGTAGTATCGTATCTTCATTTAATCTTCCACTCAGAGGTGCTGCAACAGCTTTAATTCCATCAATTGCATTTCTCAAATAAACTTTTCCACCTTTAAGTATCTCGGGTAAAGTAACTTCAGGTTTACGCAGTTTTTTCTGAATCGATTTATCTTCACTGTAATTCTGAAGCGAACTTCCTTTGATACTTAGGCCACCTGCATCACTGGCGTGATAAACGCCAAGTTTTCTAGTTTTGGTATTGTAGACCCAAAGTTGCATAGTTCCTATTATACTCTTAATATCGATGGAAGTCAAGTTTAATTCTTTAAACTCTTGGCAAATTTTAACTTTTGCCGTAAGTTGTTCTGCTGTTTTTACCTTACGTTTCCTTGGTTTTCTAGATTTTACAGCTTCACCCGAAATCTTATTTGCATCCAAAATAACTTGATCACAGAAAGCAATAAGTTTTTTCAAATCAGTTTTTTTGAAATTTGAATAACCTTCTTTTATTTCTGGATCAGTAGTACTTATAACCAAATCGTATTCACCACGAACCTTCTTAAATCTATCTATGACATGTTTTGTATGCACACTTTTTATTTCCATCGTATGCATTATACTGTAAGGTGATACATTTTCAGTAAATCTGGAATCAATTAAAATGTCAATCATTCCTTCCAATTCACCAACACACTCACTTGCTTTTTCTTTGATTCTATCTTGGATGTTAGGTGTATTAACTTTATTTGTTTTATCTTCAACAACTTTTTTTGTCGAAACTTTCTTTTTAACATCTTCAACTTCAGAATCAAACCACTCTTGATCTTTTTGAGATAAAATTCCACCATTAGAAACTATTCTACACACGAAACCAAAAGTTGGTGGTTTCGTTTTAGTTATATCGGAAATATTCATCTTAAATTTTTTCTTAAAATAGTCAGAAGCGTATTTCTGAGAATCTTTCGAATCTTTATTTTGTGAATACCAGGATAAAGCTTTAGAAAGATCAATTTGTGTCAATTCTGTTGAAAATTTCGGTTCTGCGCCTGCAAACTTTTGATTAGCATCGAGCATACGTGCCATTTTAAATCTCCAATAAAAAACCCGCCTGAATTTTAGACTTACACTATTATATAGCATTTCAGTCTAAATGTCAAGCGGGTTATGTTATCAAAATATTAATACTGTTGTTTTTTTACAACACTAGTTTTCGCAATCTATCCACTTTAAATTATTGTAATGTTGATAAGGCCAAGTGCCTTTCGGTATTAAACATTTACCCAATTCTGGTTGATGTTCTACTCTAACTTGAACTATTGCCCAAACTAACCAAATAAAATATAAAATAGCTAAACTGCTCATACTCCAACACATAATTTTATATTGCAATCTTTTTTTGCGGCGAGCTTTTATTTTCGATTTTTCTGCATTTTTTCTCATTTCAGCAGCAATAACAATACTTTGTTCTTTGCCAACTTTTCTCATCATTTCTTCAACATCAAGATACAACGGACCTAACTCTGGTGGACTTTGATAGACCATAATTTCACGCAATTCTGCACTCATGTGTTCCAGTTGTTTTTTAAGTAGTACACGCATCAAAGCCCGTTTACCTAAACTATCTTCACCGTGATATACTTCAGTTCGACTGCGGCGTTCTTCTTCCTCAAACACAGCTAAACATTTGTAATAGTTGTCGAAATACACACCTAAGTGTTGTCCTATTTGTGTATAGATATCGGTTGTCTCACCACCCTTTTTGTTTAATTCAATTATTCGATTTTTCTCCGTGACGAACTGATTACGTTCAGCCACGGTTGGAGGATGATCTTTAAATTTACTATTGAATTGGTCGTCAAGATCCTTGAGAACATCTTTAATGTCCCCAGCAGCTCCTTGAATGTCCTTGTAAAGTTTACAACCTTCTTTTACAAGTTTAACCGCACCGTTTGCTAAAGCAAAAAGTGTTAGTGGATCCATTTTAGACTATTTTCTTTTTTTACTTTCTACCGCATCTTTTAACATATCTTTAAAAAGTTTGACGGTATTTTGTTTATTTTTCTCTGCAAACATTTTCACTACGATTAACTTATCATCGTAACTTTTCGCATTATCTAAAAATTCTTCCGGTACTGCAAGTTTTTTCTTTTTTGGTTTAAATTTACTTAAGTCAGGTTTTATATCTTCCGAACTATCGGACATTTTGGTTACCCTTGATTGTTGTCATATCAAACAACGCAAGTAAAACAAAGAATTATGAGAACGGCACAACCTAAGTTGCGGTCAAGACACTTGATAATATACACCAAGTTTGAGGTGGATCATTATTACTATTTAGTATTAATAATAGTAGTTTGGAATGTAAGTGGGAACTAACGTAGTTCCCACTGTTTTAATTGGCTAAAACGCTTGCGACACTTTTCATTACTGCGGCGATACGACCAATATCTCTGAGTTGTTCGACCGTATAACCTTCTTTCTTTAAAGTCTCATAATGAGCTTTTACACAGAAATGACATTTACCAACAATACTTGCAGCTAAACTGTAAGCCTCAAATCTTGCTTTAGTTGTGCCACCGTGATTTGCGATAGCATTCATACGTAGTTGCGCTGGAAGTCCAGAAAGATTTGGATCATCAGCCATTTCAACATAGGGATACCAAACGTTATTTTGCGCCATAATTGCACCAGCAGTAAGTGCAGCATCAGCTTCTTTGCGATCCGATATTTGCAAATGAAGCCATGTCCAAAATTTCGAATTACCTGTTGCAAACGCTGCTGCAAGTGCTACTGCCTCTGCTTCTTCTACTGGTAATGTGCTACGCTTAATTACTGCATCAATATTAAGTTTTGTATCCTTAGCATAATCAGGAATACTTACTTCTTTTAACGAATCTACCCACGTTGTCATTTTGTTTGATCTCCTAAAATTTTATATCCTTTATATGTTGGATGTACACCGTCAGAACTAATATTGGTTTCAGGTCTTGTTATCACCGTATCACCAAATTCTGCTGCAACCAACTTTACAGATTCAACTTGTTTTGGCTTTAGTTTTTGACTAGGTAACAACCAGAATACTCTTTCAGCTTGAGCATTTGTACGAAGTGAACGAATATTACCTTCTGTATTGATTCCCAAATCATTTGCACCGAGACTGATGATTAAAGTTTTAGTGGGTTTTAATTTGTGTAAGTGTTTTTTATTCCAATCACTAGAATTAATTCCACTTTTCACAATAGCTTGACATTCAGGCCTAACTTGACTCACACCAACCGCAATACTATCTCCAACGATTAAACATTCCAACATATTTTCCTCCAATATTAAAGTGTTTCGCCACCGATTGTGCGATTACAAGCACAAAGTTCTCCAGTTTGAAGAGCATCAAGAACACGAAGTGTTTCTTCAGGTGAACGGCCTACATTGAGGTTGTTAACCGTAACGTGTTGTATAACATTATCAGGGTCGATAATAAAAGTAGCACGAAGAGCTGCGCCCGCTGGTTCATAGAAAACTCCTAATTGTGTGATAAGTGATTTTTCCCAATCCCTACTTGTGTCAGCAAATTGAATATGTTTGATCTTTTTCAAATCTTCATGTGAAGCTTGCCAACCAAGTTTACAGAATTCATTATCTGTTGAACCTGTCAATAGAACTGCATCACGATCCGCAAAGTCTTGGAACAATTTGTCATACGCAACAATTTCTGTTGGACATACGAATGTGAAATCTTTTGGATAGTAAACAATTACTTTCCACTTACCATCAAAAGATTTTTCGGTAATATCAAAAAATTTATCACTACCAGGATTAATACCAGTTACTACAAATGGTTCGATTACATCGCCTACTGTTTTCATTTATTTCCTCCAAAAAAAAAAGACTAAGTACCACTACAGTACTTAGTCATAGTTTACATCAATTATACTAAAAAGTCTAATGATATTTTTCTATCGTAATAATAGATAGAATAAAACTTGGTGCCTCGAGCCGGAATCGAACCGGCACGCCCTCGCGAGCGGCAGATTTTAAGTCTGCTGTGTATACCTGTTTCACCACCGAGGCATTAAAACTAAGCTGCTCTTAAACTTTTGAATCTGTCAGCAGCGTATGATGCCGCAAATGCATTTGGTTTAATTAAAGGTATTACATTACAAGTACCACGAATATAACCAATTGCTTCTTGCATCACACAGTTACTTCCGTGATGTTCATCAGGATTAATATCTAAATGAACTTCAACATGTCTATCTTCAAGCACATCCGCAAGTTTAATGTAAAGTTCGGATACTTTATAAACTTCATTCATCAAACGATATCTAGGACGATTTTTCTTTTGATCGTAATCTCTTTCTCTCTGAACTTCACCAAAAAGTTTGCATCCGTTGTTTCCATTTATATGGACTACCACAGCAAGAATGTAATCGGCGTACCAGACACCATCAACTTTAAATCGCTCAGAATCACAACCAATATAAATTTTGGTTTCGGGTGATTGATTGTTGATGTAATCTTTTACTTTATTTAAATCAAGTTTACGCACGACACATTCTCCTTATTGTTTGGTGCCTCCGGCGGGAGTCGAACCCACATTGGCCAATTATCTGTTGCACACGGGATATAAATCCGCTGTTTTACCGTTAAACTACAGAGGCGTTTTATAATTATACAGCATCTACATTTCTTTTGCAAGATTTTTTAATTACTTTAACCGACATAATATAAATAACGCAATGAATCATTGCATATTATTTTCTATAACATCTAACCTAAGAAGTCGTCCAAGCGGTGTTCACCGAATAGCACACCATCTTCGAACTCAAGGATGGAATGCCGAAGTTATCGACTTTTTCTATGGATGGACTCTTGAAGAACTAAAAGAACTTGTCCGATCAAGAGTAACCAAGAACACCCGTTTTTTTGGATTTTCATGGTTATTTTTCAGCAACGAAATAAAAAATACCATAAATCCTTTTTGTGAGTGGGTAAAAATTAATTACCCGGATATAATATTCATCAGTGGTGGACAGACAGAACAAATTTCAAATGATATTATCCATTATCACATTGCTGGTTACGGAGAATATGCGTTAAACACATTACTATCTTATTTGTTCAGTAATGGTAAAAAACCTAGATTTTCTTTTCAAACACGAAGTAAAACAAAACTCATAAACGCTATACATAGTTATCCTGCTTTTCCCATGCAAGATCCCATGATCAAATATGAATCTCGGGATTTTATTGTACCTGGAGAATGGGGTAGAATAGAATTTAGTAGAGGCTGCAAATTTAGCTGTAAATATTGTAATTTTCCTGTTTTAGGCGTAAAGGGTGATTACACCCGTACAGCAGAAAGCGCTAGAGAACAATTACTACATGCTTATGATAATTGGGGTATTGAAGATTATCTAGTTTCTGACGAAACATTTAATGATTATACCGAAAAAATTACAAAGTTTGCTAATGTTGTCGAAACACTTCCTTGGAAACCTTATTTTGCGGGGTTCATTAGAGGTGATTTATTGGTAAGCAGACCAGCAGACAGACATGAGTTACTTAGAATGGGTTTTTTTTCACACTATTATGGTATTGAAACTTTCAATCAAAAATCCGCACAATTTGTTGGTAAAGGTATGAAAGTTGAAAAAATACAATCGGGTTTAATAGATGTAAAAAATTTTTTCAAATCCAATACACCAAAAAATTATTATGCTGGATCAATGGCGTTTATTTCTGGACTTCCTTATGAAACACTGGAAAGTTTAGAAAGCACTCATCAGTGGATTCGTAGTAATTGGTTGGATCAAATAGTTATTGCAAGTCCTTTAGAAATAAACAAAAACTTTACTTTTAGATACTCAGACATTGATGAAAACTTCTCATCTTATGGTTATAGAGAAATGAAAATTAATGATATTGAACTCGACATAACAAAAATTAATGACTTTTATGGTAATGGTGGCCACGTAATATGGGAAAATGACAATATGAACTTTATTCAGGCATTAGATTGGGCAGAAAAAATTCGTTCCCTTAAAATTATAGCTGGACACGATTATCAACGATTAAGTATGGGTGATATATGTAATATACTTTGTGATGAGAATGGTGATCCTTTACCGAGGGATAAAAAATTATCCGTCACAAGAGGAAATTCACGCAATCATTGGAATCTTTTCTTAGAAAAGTATAAGAAAAAGAAACTTAGTATTTAAAATTCATACTTATGTTTTTTTATGATATCAAAATTTGATATCTCAACCATTTTCATTAACTCATCAGTATAATAATCTTTATAATTTTTTTTTGATACAGTCACATTCAAAGGCGGTTCTTTAAAGATAGAACTTTCTATTTCGGTCGTTAGTTCACCACATCTATCTAACATATAAATCAATTCTTTTCTTATATTTTCTTGTTTACCAATATATGTGGCATATTTCGTAAAAACATTATAATAGTTTTGAAAGACTGAAACCTCATTCGTTAACCATTGATAAGGCATATATTTGTTCACATCATTAACAGTTTCTTTATTCAACATAACAAATAATCTACTGTAGTTGTACATTTTGTTTTTGAATTCATAAGTAGGATTATTCATCAAATGAATCCATTCAGAAAAATCTTTATGTGTAATCTTTTCGTATAAAAATCCTTCTGTTCCCATTATATCAGAACCATTTTTATTAAATTCATACTGACTAACATACCAGTCCCACGGATTTCTAGTAAAAACAAAAACCTCTTTGTTTTCAGGTTTTGTAAACAATATTCCATGTTTACGTTGATTCAGTGTAAGTGGTTCAAGAATTTTTTTAATCCAAGTACCTGCTGTTTTTGGTATGTGTAAAAATATAGCGTTTTTTGTTACATACATAAATTTTTATATTTGGTCCGGCTGCAGGGAATCGAACCCCGATTTAAAGATTAGAAGTCTCTTGTATTATCCGTTATACGACAGCCAGAAATTGGAGCGGATAGCCAGGCTCGAACTGGCGACATTTTGCTTGGCAAGCAAACATTCTACCAACTGAATTATATCCGCATGAATAAGTGTTAAGCTACTAGTCCTCACTAGCCCTCAACTGAGCTGTTACTCTGTCCATCACATTTACTTCTGGTCAAACAAGGCGTGATACCCACCTACGATTTTTCTGGCACCCATGTAATTGAGTTCTGAGGCAGATCGTATGCGCCTTGGCGTTATGGTTAAGCCAACAGACCCCCTATCAATAACGGGTAGGGACCCCGAGGTTTTTTGGAGCGGGATATCAGAATCGAACTGATAACAACAGATTGGAAATCTGTAGTTTTACCATTAAACTAATCCCGCTTTGTTTCTTGTTTATCTTCAAAAGCATCCAATACACAATCTTCAGTACTCAATTCATCCTGATATTCATTCTTAAAAATTTTATCCCAATTATCAGAAAACTTATCTTGTGGAACCGAAAATGGTCTTGGTCTACTTCCTTTGCCGCCGTCATTCATTTTACTTCCTTGTTATTGGTGCCCTTTGACAGAATCGAACTGCCAATAGATGATTACAAATCAACTGTTATACCATTTAACTAAAAGGGCTATTATACACTACTTATGCTGGTAGTAGTGGCAAGATTCGAACTTGCACCTAACACCGTATGAAGGTGGCGCACTACCATTATGCTACACTACCATTGGTTGCGGGTGTGGGATTCGAACCACACGATTTCTTGCTTATGAGACAAGCGAGGACGACCTCTCCTCTAACCCGCAATTGAAAAGGTGGGAGATTTTACTCTCCTCGCCTCACACGCGAAACTTGGTGGGTAGCCACGGAATCGAACCGCGTATGCCGAAGCGCCTGATTTACAGTCAGGTGTAGTCACCAATGCTACTCGCTACCCATATTAGAATTGTAGTCTGCACTATTTGCTGTGCTCAACGGAATTACCGGCCGGATGTACCGTTTGTATGCATAGTTACTCAGGCATGATCAAGCCCATGGCTTACAGACTACAAATCTAATATTGCTTAGGCCACGTTTTTCCACGGTCGCCCCCAAGCTGAGTTGTTACCCTGTCCGAACACTAATCAGCGGTTTGCTACGTAGTGTCCACGCTGCTATGTTGTCTGCTTACGTATGCGCTAACGGTGCCATAGCCACCGAACAATTTTCGTAGTTACACGCTACTTTCAGGAAAGTAGTAACCGGATTCTGGCTCCGCATTTGAGGATCGAACTCAACTAACCAGTGGTTAACAGCCACGCCCATGCACCAAGCTCGGGTTCTGCGGAATAGATTTTAATCTACATTTAACTTTTCTGCATGTACTTCACGATGACAATTCGCACAAAGCAAAGAACATTTATCTATTTCATTTTTTATTTTTTCCCAGGAATAAGTATTGCCTGTTTTAGAAATACCGAATTCTTTTTCATTAGGATCAAGGTGATGAAACTCTAATGCCTCAACACACTTGTCATATCCACATTTTTCACATTTACCACCTTTGTATTCTATCGCTTGTAATTTTAAATTTCTTCTTTTCTTCTTAGTATGAAATTTGTTTTTACATTTTATGCCACAAAATACCGTTTCAGTTTCATTAGTACAAAGATGCCATTTACATTTATTCATAAGATTATCCTTTACAGTTAATCTTATTTATAAATCTTAAACTTGGCGACACTTAGGGAACTCGAATCCCTGACCTCCGCCGTGACAGGGCGGCGTTCTAACCAACTGAACTAAAGTGCCATATTGAAACACACTATGCAGAAGTCTCTAATCTCACCCCGACAGGAGTATAACACACGACCTCGGTGCTCCAGTGTGTCCAGAATATAATGTGCTTCAATATGGTACACCCAACCGGAATCGAACCGGTGTTACTGCCGTGAAAGGGCAATGTCCTGACCGCTAGACGATGGGTGCAAAAATTATCAAATTGTTAATGAACTCTTACTCTAGAAAATCTATTATACACTAACCACAGTATTTGTCAAGTGGTGTTGTAAAAATACAACATTATCAACTTGATAATAAATGGAGGTAAGGGTGGGATTTGAACCCACGGTTTTACAGTTTTGCAGACTGCTGCTTTGGACCACTCAGCCACCTTACCATTAATCTACAGTGGGACCATTTCCATTTTTAAATCCAATAGTCCCACCTTGTTCTTTAATTTTCTTAATCGCATCCTCAAAAAGAATTGGACGATAATCGGTGTGTTCAACACAAGCGCACCAATATCTCGGATCAAGAACTTTTTTCTGTGTAGTAAAAGGTCTTTCATCGTAAGGACCCCATTCTTGGACACTAATCGTTTTCATCACTCTGTTGTAATGAAGATGTCCATGAATATTTGTTCCAAAACGCCCAAGACTTTCTTCATGTACAGGAATATGACTAAGAATCATTCCATTCATTACATGGTAACCACGAACATCACGAAAATGTTTAGTGTAATCTTCAAGTTTAAAAATATCGTGGTTGCCTTTAATCAACACTTTATCTCCGTTCAACCTTTCAAGGATTTGGAGAGACTTGCGATTGATTACAACATCACCAAGATGGTAAACTTTATCATTAGGTCGAACTGTTTCGTTCCAACGTTTTACCATTTCTTCATCCATTTCTTCTGGATTATCCCATGGCCTAAGTTTCGTACCATCGTCACGCAGGAATCTACATACGCCAGCATGACCAAAATGTGTATCACTAACTAGAAATACTGCTGGCATAATGCCCCCTTATTCGAATGGAATTTCTTTTGAAGGATTTTCCAAAATACTTTCTACCACAAATACATCAAACAATTGATCATCTTCTGGATGTTTTATTTCTTCCAAAAAAGTATGATTAAACTTTGTTCGCCAATGTACAAATACTTGTTTATCAGCATTCCATCGTGCTTCACTTGCATTACGACAACTGCCTGCATAATAAGCGCCATGAATTAAATTCTGTTTTGCAATTTTAGCTTCGTATGACTCGTACATAATTTTTCCTTTAAATGGCGGTGAGTATTGGATTCGAACCAATGGAAGGTTTAACCCTTCGACGGTTTAGCAAACCGCTGCCTTAAGCCACTCAGCCAACTCACCATTGTATCACAAAAATTAGCAAACATGAGGCAACTAAACATGAGTAATGCAATTCCAATACCTAATACAAACCAATAAAAAAATATTTGTAGTACTATATTGAGTATCATGTTTTTTCCTTTAAATGGCGGAAGCGGTGAGATTCGAACTCACGGACCTTTTACAGTCGTCGGTTTTCAAGACCGATACCTTAAACCACTCAGACACACTTCCATAAATTTTGGCCGGTCCTGAGAGAATCGAACTCCCACCTGCGGGTCCGTAGCCCGCCGTAATCATCCATTTTACTAAAGACCGATATTAAATTGTTTTGTCGATGTTACTTCCTTTAGTGACAATATCTATAACACCATTTACATCATACACAGTGGTCGGATAATATCTACGCTCAACGACAACTACATCATTACCGTTTGGATAATCATAATTAATTCTTTTTTCTATAGTTCGTAGATTTTCTTGCCATCCCAAATATGTAATAGAATTTATTTGCATGATTACTCCTTAATGGTGCCCCAGAGGAGAGTCGAACTCCTAAAATTTGGCTTCTAAGACCAACACGTATACCAGTTCCGTCACCGGGGCAAATTTTGGTTCCGGTTGGTGGGAACGATCCACCGACCCTCGCCTTATCAAGACGATGCTCTACCACTGAGCTAAACCGGAGTTGGTGCAACCTCCAGGAATCGAACCTGATTCAACGGCTCTTCAGGCCGCCGCTATGACCACATCAGCTAAAGTTGCATGGTGCTCTCAACAAGAATCGAACTTGTAATGCATCCTTACCAAGGATGAGTTATGCCACTTAACTATGAGAGCTGCATAACATTTGGTGGAGGATAGCAGATTCGAACTGCTTACTCATGCTTGCAAAGCACATGTGTTCCCAATTAGCACCAATCCCCCATTAAACATAAAACTTTGTTTGATCCTGTTTCTTTTGATTAATCAAACGATTTCTCTCACACCACGGACAACCACCGTGATGTTCACAACTTTTTGAAACATATTGCGGACGACCATCTCTAACTTTTTTTGAAGTTTTTCTTTCTTTACGAAAAGTCCTAGACATATCATTCTCCTAAATTTGGTCTCGGTAGAAGGAATCGAACCTCCGCCGCATGGTCCCAAACCACGCATGATACCATTTCACCATACCGAGTTATTTGGTGCATCGTGATGGTTTCGAACCACCGACAACTTGCTTGTAAGGCAAGGACTCTACCACTGAGCTAACGATGCATGGGGTAACCTATGAGGATCGAACTCATACTGCCAGGTCCACAATCTGGCGTGCAGACCACTACACTA